CTGGCTTGCTGACATATTCCTCTGGTTTAACGTAGTCATATTCTTTGACCTGAAGTTCAGCTACCAATTGTTCGATGGCTGCCTTGATCGAGATTGAGTCTTTGCGCTCTTCCACGGTTAGGAACTTCTCGATATACACCGGAGCTTTCGTGGAGTTTAGGCAGACAAATAGAGCATCTGATTTGACTTCATACCGGGTAATTTTGTAACCCTTCTGGCCGGATGCTGAGAAGATAATCACGGCGAATAAAATTATTAACATTGTCTTTTTCATGGTATTTGTAATTTAACTTTTGGACATTTATAAAAACCGATCCCAACAAATCTGGAAGTATCACCACTCCTGCTGTATATATGTAATTCCGTTACTACTGATGGCCATTTCCCGATTCCTATTTTACCCGTAGAATAAATTAGTGGCTTATCTGCCGGGTATAAATCTTTTGTACAGCTGGCGAGTGAAAAAAGAAGCAAGAAAAAGAGAATTGTTTTCATATTGTTGGGATTTAAAATGAAAGAGTTGCCGTGTTATTAAATTGCATTCTTGCCAGTGAATCAATCTTATTTTTCTTTATAAGTTGCTGCTTAGTATAACCCTTGTTCGTTTTTATAGTGTTGCAGCCGATTATAAACATAGACGATATCACCATAAAAAGCATTAAAAGAAAAACGAGAATAGTTTTCATGATATTCATTGGTTAAATATTTTCATTACCATTGATATAGATAAAATAAGTTATCAGATCCCTCATATATATGTATTGGTTCAGTTAATCCAGGGGTACCATTACCATTTGTTCCTATTGGGAAAAATATCTTTAGACGTTCCCCACGGTACATCTTAAGGAACAAAGAGCCTGTTAATTCAAAGTAGATAGGATTCCCTTCCATCTCGGCAAGGTGATAATTAGCCTGAGGAATCTCTGAACTCTCCCTTACATTATTTTCAAACGTTATTGGACCAACGGGTGAGCTAAACTCAAAATCATGAACAGACTGCCCCAGTAGAATACTAGTCTCCGCGTTATGTGCCCGGACTGTTCCGGTCTGATAGTACTGAAGATTGGTATATACATTTAGCCCGATCATTGCAGAATATGTGCCAGGAAACATCACATTATATTCTATTTCATAGTAGCATAATGTAAAACCTTTATATACCCTACAAGCAGTTTCTCCAGTATTGAACATATATCCGTTTCCATAAATATCTGTAATTAGAACGGCATATCCATATTTATATCCAGCCCGAATATTATATGGATTGTCCACCATGGATTCCTCGGCAGTCAAGATAGGGTTGTCCCCAAAATCTGCATAATTCCAAGTCTTCACATTCTGCCAAGATATAGGTGTCGCATAAGAAGAACCAGGAACAACTGTTGTATTAAATAAGCTAATCGATTCAACTTCGTTCATTCCACTACAAGAATTTATGGCTAGAGTATGGGATGTCCCAGACGTCCCAGTTCCCCAATCAGCTTCATAAACAAATGAAAACGATGGGGTTCCACTATATGCAGGCCAATCCCAATTCTGATTATTATAATTATTCCAATATGCATCCCAAGTACTCCAATATTCTGAATTATCTAGGGCATGTGCATCAGATAGATTATATACTCTAGAATAAACCGGTGGTTCATACCCAGAAGGAACACTCCACATATTATCTAACGAAAGTTGTAGATGAAAGGAGCTATATGTTCTACTATTAATGACTCTATTAGGAATGTATCGTACAGTAATAGACGACTGATTGCTGTTTATGATCATTTCAATATCGTTTCTATTTGGAAAAACAAGCCCAGTAGATGTAACATACGCAAAACGCCCCGTTAACGCATTATCTTCGTTGCAGAATAATGAAAATCTAACCCCGTCAGGCACGTTGGTCGTTACCAGCGAGAATGTTATAGTTGTGCATTCTGTGATCTCCGCACCATCAGCAATAGAGGTAGAAAAAGAATAAGTGGGAGGTGGTCCGTTCGTTGTAAAAATAACATTATCCCCATAAGCGGTTCCGTATAAATTAGTGGCATAAGCCCGAACGTAGAAGAAGTTTGATGGTGCAAGAGGAGTTAAATAACTCACAAAAGAACCAATCCCTGTTCCATCTGATGTGTGGCTGTTTGCTGTTGTTGGATTTATTGAAGTACTCCAACAAACTCCCCTCGCAGTTATGATGGCACCTCCGTATGCGGTAATATTCCCTCCACCTGTTGCCGTGGTAGTCGTTATGGATGTTATAGCAGTGGTAGTCACTGTTGGGATAGTTGTTGCTGAAGGCCCGTAATTTCTAAACTCACTCATCCAGTTAGCCCCCCCTATGGCATAGCTTACATCAAAATAACTTGAATTTGCATTTGTAAAGGCATCACCTAAACAAGTCCCGCCGGTAACTCCGATAATATCCGAAAGACATAACCCAGTAATAGGTAACTTTTGCCCGAAAGAGTTCAGACAAAGTAAAAGCGATACTATCAATATTTTTGCTTTCATTAGAAATTGATTTGTTTTGCTTCCCATTTATTATGATCTTCTAATTTTTCAATACGCTTTTCCAGCTGTCGATTTTGCTCTTTCAGTAATTGGATTTCTTCTTTTTGCTGAGCTATTAACAATATTGAAAGTTCGGGATAGTTCACTTCGAGTTTCCCTGTTTCTTTGCTGGTATTAATCAATTCCGGGAATAATTTTTGAACATCCTGAGCTATCACGCCAAAATGGTTTTTCTGATCATTTTCGGCTTTAAACCAGAATTTGCGAAGATCAATTTTTGAAGCATTGTACAAGTCAATTTTTGAAAGCGAACGAATATTCCTTTTCAGCGTACTATCTGAGCTGCAAAAAGTACCCGTCAAAGAGACGTAACCAGAACCATCTCTTAATACTATTGTCCCAGCCGTGTTGCTTGTTGTTGCATTTGATGCCACCGTAAATGTTGCTCCACTGGCCTGATTTGCAGTAAAGGTTTGTGAGCCACTTATTCCACTCCCTGAAGTTGCAAGGGTTAAGGTTGCATTGTTTATTGTTCCCGTGGCATATCCAGCAGTAGCATGGTTTCCCCAACCATAAGCCGTATTCCAGTTTGCTGAATTATTTGTAATAGAAGTTGCCCAAGAAGATGAACCAGAATACACCGCTATTCCTGCTGAGGCTGGCCAAGTCATTCCGCTCCCACCACCCGAAGGTGTCGACCACGTCATAGTACCCGCGCCCCCGCTTGTTAATACCTGCCCTGATGTTCCTGTGTTACCAGTTGGCAGACTTATCCGAAGAGATGCCCCGGACTGTGATGTAATGGTGTTTGTATACAAACCAACAGCGAAAACATATCCCCCAGTAACTGTAAGATTTTTATAATACGGATTATACGTCAATGCAGGACTTGATATTTTTAGTGCAGCAGATCCCGCCCCGGCTGTCCATACTGGGTAATAATCGGTATTGGTTGTGTTGTCGTTTGCTACTGTTACCGTCCCGGCATTTCCTGATACGGTGGTTTGAGTGGTACTTAAATCGCCTGAGCCTAAAAGTGTGGTACCATTGATTGACTTAATATTTGTAGTGTTTACCAAGGCCGCCTGATAACTTTGATTTGAAGCCGCTGTTACTAAACCTTTTGCGTTAACGGTGATACCCTGATAAGTGCCTACATTGCTATTTACGGTTGCCAAAGTTAGTGCCCCTGATCCTGTTGCGTCCCCTGAGTGGGTTGCATTAGTTGTTAATCCGTTCCATGTTGAAATATTTGTTGTGGTTGGAATAACATAGCCACTTGTCAAAGTGACTGCCAACGTTCCTGATGTTGTTATTGGTGTTCCTGAAATACTTAATCCTGTTGGTACTGACATAGCAACACTGGTTACCGTTCCTGTTCCTGCTGTCGGTAGAGTCTGCCATGTTTTGTCTCCTCTCCAATATTGAGATGTTGTGCCTGCTGTGATTGCATTTTCTTTCCCGGTAAATTGTGTTTGTATGGCTGAAGTCACTCCATCAACATAACTAAGTTCAGTATTTGTAATTGTTCCTATAGAAGTCGTGGAAGGCAAAACCACTGTTCCGGTAAAGGTAGGACTGACTTTTCTTGCATACTTTCCTAACATTGTAGAGGTGTCAGTTACTGCAACATAACTACCAGACGTCTGATAACTATTAGTGTCTACACTGCCATCTGCTTTGAGAAATTGCGAAGATGTTCCACCTGATTTAACAAGGGATGCTGCGGTAACGGTTGAAATAAATGTGGCTGCACCCGTATTATCAAAATAAAGTATATTCCTGCCTGCTGTAATAGGATCACCTCCTTTCGCAACAGATTGACGTATTGCAAAATCACCATATTGTGTTATTGTATGCTGAATAGCCCAATTTCTCAAACTTTCGTTAGGAGAATTTTCTTCATTAAAAATAAGAGCACTTACAGGATTAGCCTCATAGTAATTCTGATTAAGGATTAATCCACCAGATGATAAACTTCCACCTCCATTAATATTAAAATTAGCATTTTGAGCAGAAGCGTTTTGATTCTGAATAAAATCCCCCGTTGCCGAATTAGCAGCCGTTCCAAAAGTTCTATATGCTAAAACATCCGTTCCTATAACCAAGCCCAGAGAAGTACGTCCGGTTGCTGCCACTAATCCCGTGCTACCTCCGTCCCATTGTCTAGTTTGAGAATAAGCAGTATTGTAATTCGTATGATTATAGGTTGATTCATGAGTACCCACCGCACCTGTAGCCGTTCCTGTCGCATCATAAGCTGTCGAGACGCTTATAATTCCACCGCCGTCAACTGAAACCCCACTACCTATTTTTACCACCCCTAAATTTGATGCCGTGGCAATAACAGGGGAATATTGAGATTGTACTATTTTCTGCCAAATTGACCCGTTATAGGCAACGTCATCTTCATACTCTACAAATGTGATATTTCCTGCACCAAAATCAACCGTTCCTGAAGCCGTACAATGATAATAACTCCCAGTTGTACCAACGGAATTTGCCAGACTTGGACTATTGGAAGCGGCTGACCATGCACCATTGTAAATAGACCCTGAAGTTGGTGAATCTGGATACACTGATCCGTCCGAATGGATCTTAAGCACATAACCTTCGGTTGTTGATGCCAGCTTTATGGCAGGAGTTGTAACCAAACTGCTTGCATTGAATTGAGTAGCTGCAACGGTTGAAGTAAAAGCAGCTGATTTATCCGGGAAAAGAGTTAATACGTTCATATCCGATCCAACAAAAAAGTCAAGTTGCGCAGGATAATATGATCCATTATATGCACTACTACCGGTAATTTTTATGCCACTATAATAGCTTCTATTTCCGCTATAATAAGTTCCAATGTAGCTGACATAATCATAGCCTAAGTTTCCAGTGATATATCCAGTAGATTGAACCTTGCCGTTAATCCACAAATTAGCAGTCTGTGCACTACTATTCTGATTCTGAATATAGGAGGTAGAACCAGAGGCAGGGGCCTTTGTATCTGCATAGACTTTAACTGCATTTTGAGTGGGGTATAAAACATTGCTGGTTCCAAGCGTGGTTGTAGTGCTTTTATTTGCAAGATGTTCGTGCAGGTTTAGCGTGTCTTGAATATTGGTTAAAACGGTTGCGAGGGGTTGTTTTCCGGTCAAATCAAAAACAGTGGCACTCCCTACATTTCTAACCGTGTCACCCATTTGACGACTGGAATTAATTGAGTCCCTTGCTGCCTGTGAGACATGATAAGATCCACGGCCTAAAACGTTGGTGAGATTTACGTGGTCTCTGGCTTCCAGATGAACTAAGCTATCTGGATCGTTTAGGTTTCTTTTTTGGGCTAATTGTTTCGCAGTAACATAATTCCCTGCACTTGTTTTGCCGGAATCAGCTAATGCAACCTTTAAATCTGCATAAGTTTTGACCGCTTTTACCGATGGGTACTTTACATCTGACGCCCCGTCTGTGGTTACGTTTGTGGATTTATTGACAAGTTTCTCGTAATATTTTGAGGAGTCATTTTTCAGCGTGTAAACTGTCAGGTCTGGTTTCCCTGTCAATGAAGCGTATGCCTTTTCATCAAGGATTGAAAGTGAATCATGGTTGTTTAGTTGTCTGTAAACGGTTAAATCTGGCTTACCTGTTAGGCTTGCATAGGCTTTCTCATCCAAGGTACTGAGGCTATCATGATTGTTTAACTGCCTATAAATTGTTAAATTAGGCTTGTCAGTTAGTGAGTTGTAGGATTTTTCATCCAATACAGACAACGAGTCATGATTGTTTAGCTTTCGATATTGAAGAGCTTTCCAATTTGTGAAATACCCAGCCAAGTTAATACTGTCATTGTGCAGCATATATTTAGCGATGTTCAGCGTGTCTTTTGCTTCGACGTGAATGTAGACCGTATCGGTTCCACTTAGAGCTTTTGCATACCAGCCGTCTTTAGCACGGGCTAATTTGGCACTCCCATATTTACCCATATACATCCACACTGAGTTGTCGTGAGTCCAATATCGAACGGCATAGGAGGTGAGATTGTGGTAGCTGGAATCTGTTGGCGCAACGTCCGGCTGGGCGTAACTTGCAAAAGTTAATAAAAGCAGCAAAAATGTGAGTAATTTTTTCATGATCGACTTATTATTAGGTAACCTGATGGAGACATTCCACCCTGATCAAACCAAACCCGAATTAATTTTCCGTCTACTTTTACAAATTGTGGCATTTGTTGGAGCTGGCTACTCGTTTCTGTGTCGGCTACGACAATACACCTGACATTTGGATCCTCTCCGTATATTTCTGAATAGTTGATCATTTTGGTTGCATCTTCCGGGTCTACCTGATCGTCTTGATAGTTTGTAATATCAGGATATTCAGAAGCAGTGAACGGTACTTTTTTTGCGTTCGGATCGTTCAAATAGAGCAAAGGAATTTCAAAACGATGATAATTGTTAAAGGCCAACGGGTGTAAATGCTGAAAACTATCCGGCGCTAAGTATAAAGCCCGGCCTTCAAAAGCTGATTTGTAAATCACTGCCATTTGTCCGGACGTTGGACATCTACCTACCCGAAAGTCATCCTGAACATCAATATAAGTTGAACTAACTCCGATAATCGAATAAGGCACCCCCCAATAATCAACGACAAAGTAGCCTATTTCCTTTTGCCCCGCTCCCGGATTGTTGCTATCAATAGCTACTACGGTCATTCGATACGTTGCCGGATCGTTAACCGTTTCACGTGTTAATTGGAAAACCGCTGAAGCTAAAGTGCGCCAAGCCACCTGAGGGTTGTATTTGGTTGCAAAAGTCATTATTTAATTTCAGTATTTTCAAATGATGTAAAATCAAACGGTACCCCTTCTTTTTTTAGAAACTTGTCAAGTTGATATATTGTCTTAATATGTTTTCCAACAAAATGTTGGACGGTATTAATATACCAATCTCCTTCGCATCCAGTTATACCAACGCGCCCCTGCTTATGGCGACCATCATTGAACGATCCTGGGAAAACTATTCGTACAATTTCTTCGGTGATAAGATTGCTCATTGTTTTTCTAAATAGTTAATAAATATTTATAAATCTTCATCAATTATAATACATTCCAAATAACACAAACCACGATATAAAGCGCAAAGTTTGCAATCAAATCCTACTGCATCATCAATCGTTTTATTTTCCATTATTTAAAAATTAATTCGATTCGTAAAGCTAAAGCAACAGGCGCAATCCCTTCGATCAAAACGGTCAACCCATTGCAGAGAATACCCGAAAACGCTGATTCAAACGGTTTCAAAAGTCTTTCATTTGCCCCGTCAATCTCAAAAATATTAACAGATGAAAGTTTCCTGCCTGTCAAAGTGTGGGTAACCAGCAAATTGTAAACAGACGAAGCGGCCAAAGTCCATCCGGTTGGATAGTCAGTCGTTACCGTTGCGCCAGCGACCCTTGCAGCTACCGACCTGCTTGCTGTGGGGAAATCAATTCGGTAGGTTGTTTGAACTCCATCAAATCCTGCCAATACTGCATCTGTAGCATTCGCCTGAGTTTTTACCTCTGCCAGTGCAGCCTCAACATCTGCGGCGTCAAACAGGTCTCCGGCGTCTGCTATCGCAACATCCCCGGCTCCTGGAGTTGAAGCCGAAAAGACGGTAACTAAATCGGTCATCGCTGTATTAAACCAATAAAGCACGCCTGCAATGTTTACCGGTTTTCCAGGAGAGCGGGATCCTGATGGAATTCCTGCCAGTGCGGCGGCGGTAGTTGCCCACGGAGCGCCTTCATTTAGGTAGTGTTCGTCAAGCGGCCTCTGCGTGCTCATCAATATTCCGATTACCTTTTCTGTTCCTGTGCGTGGCATGGCTTAGTATTTATAAATTGTGGTGAATGATGTTATGGTTGTCAAGTTCTTGAGCGTATAAATTGTAAAATTTATCGTCACACTATCGATAGTAAAATCCAAAGTGGTTACATTGAACCCGCTGATTATTTCATCTCCATCTGTTCCTAAAATTGAACTCAATGAACCAAATGAAGTAGGATAGGCAAAACAAGGCCGGGCGTCTGAAATAGTGTAAACAATTGTTTGATCGGTTGCAGATGCCGCAGAATCAGTCATTGTTTTCACTTCCGTTTCATCCGGTACCGCCGAAGTAACCGAACCGATATACATAGGAGTACCGACTATTGGCGGGTCCGTATCCGGCGTGCTGACCCCCAAGCTATCAACGTTAACTCCGATTGTGTTCTTTTCTGAAAGTTTCATGCTGATTTGATATAAAGTTGAACCTCCAAATTGCGATTGATCAATTCCGCCGCCCTTAATCATTTGAACGCCGTTAACCGTGAAAACATCCAAAGATGAAGCCATACCCAGCCGGGCCGCCAGATAGTCAGGAATAGGACCTGATTTGAGCACGCGACCAGAAAAGTAAGCCGCTGAAAGGATTGTTTTGCTTTGTGATCCCTCCAAAACTTCGCTTTCATCTGTGTCGTTTGGTTCCATATCCTGGGCCTCTACAAAGAAGTCAAGATAGTGACCAGTCGAAGGCAGATGAAGCCAGTCAATAAACACACCGGGCACATCTGAGTCAATCCGGTTAACGTGGGTATATTTAACATACTTCATCAACCCGCGTTGGATTAAGTCTGTCAAATCGGCTGTTTTACATGGTTCTGAGGTTAAAATATCACTTCCTTGTGTAAGTTTGAAATAAAATTGCTTTCCAGTATAATCACCGTCCAGTGTTATGGTAAAATTTGTATAATATCGAATGTTTGAAGTACCATAAGAATAAACCGATGTAGCCGAAATTGTCTCAATCTCTGCGCGTGTGACTAAATTATAGGCTTTTATCGAAGGCGCAACCGCTGAATCTGATTCAAATTGAAGATAGACTACGTGGCTGGTTTGGAACTTTTGAAAGTAAGGTTTGATTAATGCGTTACCTTGTTTCCGGTCGTTATGCAAAGTATTCCACATATTCGGATAAGTGTTCGACGTTGGAACGGCCTTGAAAGTGATTGGGTTTAATATTGAGCTGGATATCATGATAGAACTATGTTACGTTCGATAATAGAAATTTCGCACTTATCCTCGTTATTTTTCTTTTTAAAATTAAGCAAATATCCTGAAATATTATTACTGAATTTTAAATATCTGTATGGGTATAATTTCAGTACTGCCAAATCAGCAAAAGTAAAATCTACTAAAGCAGTGTGCTTCATCGCTTTATAAATCGGAGCGGCTAAATCTGAAACTAAAATATCAGCGTTTTCTTTGACGGTGTATCCTTCGCCTGTTGTTTCTAATGTGCTGGATTTGTCCGACTTTTGAAACTTCAACTTACTCGCCTGAGCGTCTGGAAGTGTCATCCCGGCAGTGATTATGTTTCCGTGCCTAATTAACATTCTGGAAGGGGTGAAATATCGATTTAATAAATCCTCTTTGAAAAGACTTCCACTAACTATTGTAATATTCGTTGCCCTTTCTGGTATCCAGTCTTCACCGCTCACTGGCGCCGTGGCCTTTTGTGTTTTCACAATAAAAACAGCGTTATCTCCTTTGGTGTCCTCTGTTCCACTTGTACCCAAAATTGGATTTGCCAGATTGTCCATTATTCCCTTCGTGTCGGCCCGGAATGGTGAAATATTTTCCCACTTCGTCGCAGTGTTCATGATCGATGTACGTTGATTTGTGGTGTTCGGCTCTCCCAGTCCGTTTATACTGAGGTACTCAAAATTATCAAAACCAGACTTCAAATCAACTGGAATAAGTTCAGGCATAACCTGCGATTGAATGTCGTACTTTGAGATTCTATCTTTTAGAGGAGGATCGAATACCATTTCGGTATCTTCGAAAAAGTGTGCGTACTCTTCAATTCTGATCCTTTGAGTAGCCTCACCAAATAGATATTCAAGCGAATACCCAACGTTCCATAACGCTTTTAATGATTTGAAAAAATCCTTAAAACTGGCCGGTAATTGCACGTCTGGATTGTCGAGTTTTGCACCACGGATATTTAAACCGCCCTGAATATGTGCGAACCTTAATTGATTTTCAGCTGAATACTTTACACCCTCTTTGTAATTTACATCAGTCCTGCCAAAGAACTCCGAATAAATAGGGTACTGAGTATCTAAATTATGTTGACAAACCCGCTCAAGAGCTTCGTAAACCGGGAATCCCTCTGTTAGTGCGGCTGGCGAGCTGGTTACGGCCTCTGAAATATCTAATTGACAACTATATATATAGGCGTGATAAGTTGCATCAATACCAGCGGCCTGAGCCACAAGAACTAAACTATTCCCGGCCCGAACAGTAAAAGTAAATGGATCATAAAAACTATACCATCCGGTATCTCTTCCGAACTGGCCAATAGATTGAGGCGTTGAATCTGCCGGGTTTCCGTTTGGTAATAATTCATACAAAAAAAGCTCATAGGGCTGTGAGCCTCCAAATAAAGGATGATATCGATCTGTCACGTGAACGACAATAATTGGGTTTATGTCAAAAGTGTGTTCGTATACTGAATTTTTAAGCAGTGGAGTGATGTAGTTTATAACTCCCCTGTTTGCCTCGTACGGTACTACTTGTATTAATTCCTGTATATCATTCCTTGTAACATTCATTGGAACAGACGTGTATGATATATGATTCTTAATATGTGGAACGTCAAACTCACCTGTTTTTTGGAGTAGCGTATTGTAAAATACAGAAGTTGCGGTATAATAAAGTTTCTTTTTGAGTGAGTAATCTATAATCGTTTGCCCTCCTATTGAAGTCAAACCCATCAGGTTCACCCCGACATCCTGCCTGTTATCTAATTTAGTTTGAGTGGATGAGTTGATAGCCTTAACCCTGACGCCCTGGTAAAATCTGCCTATTTTTGGCGTCTCATAAAAGTTGAAATTCACATCGTAGCGCGTTGGGAATTCGACATATTGCCGACCATTTGCCGGGACTGCATCGAAGGCTTTCCAGTAGTAAATTATTAAAGTACATTTTGCGTTCACACTTTTAGCTGCAAAGAGGTTCTTTAGGAAGTTTGCGCCGTTTCCTACAAAAGTCAAAGAATCAACAATGAATGAGGTAAAAACCCCGCCCGCCTCTAAATCGCGTTTCATTTCAATAGTTCCTGATCGCCACTCAAGGGGTTGCGGTTGACATATTACAAAGTCACCTGTTTCAGATATCAGTTTGAACTGGTACATTTCAGGTGTTGAAGATTGAATATTGTAAGGAAAGTCGCTCATTTTAATTACTCCTTGTTAAACGGTTTAAATATATCGTTTGATGCTGACTATTTCCCAGCCCTATCTGCCGGTGATCTTTGTCGTAAATTGCCACAGGTTTATTCATAATAGCCGTTTCCACTCTTTTCATTTGGTCGAGTAGTCTGTCATCTGTCTGATTCCTTACGATGATATTCCGATCTGCAACCATTGACATCATGCGTTCGGTTTCCATGTGGGTTTTAATTTGTGCACCTTGAAATTTATCTCCCTTAAAGTACGTCGGCTTGTCGGCAAAAATGGCGCCTCCACCTTTTGGAAACATAACTTCAAGTCCAGCTTCTCCGAAAATTCCTTCACGTGCTGCCGAATGAGTACCTTTTGCATATTTGGGTATTGGTTGTGCTGCGACAAGTGCAGCCTGTAAAGCCCCTGCTATACCCGCTAATATCATCAAGGGAACGATTGGATTAGCTTTACTTATTGCGACCGCCGTATTCACTGCGATATTAAACAACGCTTGTAATTTATCATTCTTTGCCTGTTTGGCTTTAATCTCATTTTCTTTTTTGGTGTATTCGGCCTCAATCTTTGCACGCTGTTCTGTTGTCAGTTTAGTATTTGCCAGTTTATTATCTTTTTCAACTTGCAGCTGATTCAGTTCTTTTGTGAGTGCCATTCCATTAAATTCAAAGATTGCATTACCAGCTGCAATAGCCAAATCAATTTTCGCTTGTTTTATATCTTCCTGAATCTTCTTTTCTTTTTCTGCTTCTTTTTCTGCCTGTTTTAATTTTGCATCTAAGAAATCCTGATTGCTTTTTAACCCGTCTTTTTCGATAACTTTTTGTTCTTTTTGCACCATTTCTGCCAATCCTGTTTTAGAATATGACAAGCGCTCCTCTTCTTTAATTTTTTTATCAGCTGCTATTTTTGCATCTACAACGGCCTTCTCTTGATTTTTTTCTCTTTCGGCTGCCATAGATTTCTCTAAACCAGATGTAAGTGATTGAGTCCTTTTGTTTTCTGAAAAAAAGCTCGTGTTTGCCTGTGTTACTTTTTCTTGCGATCCGGCGAGTAATTCCAATCCTGATTTTCCTATCCGTTCATACATGGCAGAATAAACCCCGCCCGTTTTGAGTAACGCATCTTGCTCTTCCGTACTAAGTTTAAGGAAGTCGGCTATTTGCTTCTCTGTAATTCCTGTTGTTTTAGCTCTTTGTGCTATTGAAGCTACATCTATGTCGAGTTGTCTTTGTGCGTAGGTTTCCTCAGCGGCGGCCTTGTCTTTACTTAATTTCATGGCTTCTTTCATCGCAACAAGCCGCTCTGCATCTGATTTCGTAACATCTTTTGCAAGGAAGAGTAATTTTTGTATTTGGTTTTCTTCTTTTGCTTCCTCTGCTCGGTGTAATACCAGTTGTCTATCTAAATCCATCTGTCTGTCAACTAACTCTTTTGCTTTTGTTGCCGCTTCTCCCATTTGTTTACCAGCACCAGCGACTGATTCACTCAATAAGTCACCAGCTTTCTTCCATTCGCCTGAGAAAACCGCCTTAAAAGCATCAATTAAAATAACAGTCCGCTGTTTCAACACATCAATAATAGCCGACATTTGCCCGAAAAGTTCCTTTAAAGTCCTTGCGCCTGATGCTGTCGAAGCGAAAACAGAACCAATTGCAATAAACGCCGCAACTATTAAAGCTATTGGCCATAAAACAAGGGCCTCTGTAACTGATAACCCGGTGAACGTGGTTGATAATCCCTCAGCTGAGCTTATTACTCCACCAATTGGGCCCGGTATCTTATTTGCTACGTCTCCCAATTTTCCTAACTGGTCAGCATAACCACCCACGCCCCGCTGATGCCTATTTGTGGCTGCCTCCGCTTTGCCAATTTCCCTACTAAGTGAATCAATCTCTTTTGCCGCTTCCTTTGTCCTTGTGCCTGTTTTGTCATACTGCGTAGTCAACTCCTTTAGTCTATCACGCATTTTAATAAGAGACCCTTCCTCTGCCTGTTCTGCCTTTACCTTGTCTTTTATAGCCTGAGTAGCCGCCTGAGTTGCAACCCGGTTTTCAATTATGGTTTTCATCCGGGAATCTTCCGTCTCTTTCAGTTTTTGCTCACTGGCTTGTAACTGTTTCCCCAGTGCGTCAAGTTTCGCTGTGGTATCGGCTGTATCTTTCTGAGCTTTTGTTAAATTTTCCTGAGTTTGAACAGTCAATTTTACAGTAGCCTGACTGTCATTGATGTTTTTTACAATGGTCAAATATTTGGCAGATGTTTGGTCAAGCGTTCCGTTAAGCGTGGTTAATGCTTTGTTGATCGAATCAATTTGAGCTATTTCATTCGAGTTGGCCATTATCTTGATTATTAGATTGTTTACTTTGCGCCTCTGCCGTGGTCTTCATTCCTACCCATGTGATTAGTAACATATTCTCATTTGGCTGCAAATTGAAATAATGGAATACTGAATTTAATACTTCGACTATTGAATGATTGCCTTTGTTGTATCGGGCGCGGATTTCATTTATAACCTCGTTTCTTTGCTTATCCGTTGACGTACGATACTCCTCTGAGTTTTCAAAAAGAATAATTTCAGCGTGCATTTCAGCGTCCGGGTCTGGGAACATCTCCTCATGCTTGTGTATTTTATGCTGAATGTAATCGAATAGCGTTTTAACATCCTCCGGGCTTTGAATGTCAATATCTGTGAACCGCTTAACCTCTGATAGGACCTCTTCCAGTTGCGGGCTCTCTTTGTAGTCTTTTTCAAGGATGATCTTCCAGGCATTAATTCGCGGTTTTAATCCTATCTCAATTTGAACGGCTTTGTAGAGTGCTTCCAATAGTTGTATTTTCCTGTATGATAGCAACTTACCAAAATCATCTCCTAAATTATCAATCGTTTGCCCTCCGATAGCGTCAAATATCTGTTTAGCCAATGTCTCAAGTTCCTTCCTGCACAAAAATAACGGGATGAACCAGTACTTTTTGAGGGTTTTGGCCGACTTTGTGGCGTCGAGTAAAATGACGTCCCGCAAAATAATTTCATGATAAGCCTTTAAAAGTTTCATCCGAATACGAATTTTTTGTAATCATTGATTATGTCCG